AACATTACAAATAACTGGATCTCTATCTTTAACAGCAGGAGATGCATCAGCAAGTATAGCACAACTAGAAATAGATTCGGGAAGTTTCGTTTCAACGATTTCATCTTCTATCTCAGCTTCAAACTCATCAATCAATCAGAATGCTTACAGTATCGGTCTAACAGTTGCAACTAATACAGATCAATCAGCAAGTTTATCACAACTTGAGATAACAACTGGATCAATCAATGCATCTGTATCAGCACTGAACACAGTATCAGGTACATTAGAAGGTTCAGTATCAGCATTAGAACTTGCGACTGGATCAATTAACTTATCAGTACAAAATATACAAGGACTTACAACTGGATCACAGTTCTTCAATCAAGATTGGTCACAAGGATATGCGGGATGGAATAAAGACCATTACCGTTCGGATGGCGCGGGAAGTGGTAATTACGCTGGCCTTGATTCGATTGGATCAAATTTAGATGAACTTTTTATTTCTGATGGAGCTACTCATCTTGCTGGAATAGCCTATACATCAGGTACGTTAGGATCAGCTCAGTCTGAACTTCTTACAAATCCAACATTCGCTAGTAATACCAATGGTTGGGCTGTTATAGCTGCCTATCCAGGAGCAACCATATCACATGATGCTGGTAGATTAAAAATAACGGGTGGTGGTGGTTCATATGGTTGGCAGGGAATCTATCAATCGTTCTCAACAGAAGTAGGAGCTACTTACGAAGTAGTGGCGCACCTAACACCACAATATGGAACGGGAACAACCAACGCACAACCAGCCTATCTTAGAACATCTCATGGAGCTACAGCAAATCCACATGGTACTCCATCTGGTGAATACTTACATGTTTATGCAGCTGCAGGTAATGCTCTAGCAGTAGAAAGAGTAGCTTATTTCGTAGCAAAAGATACTACCACTCATTTAAGTTATATGGTACATCATGACGATATAGCATATATAGATGATGTATCGGTTAAAAAAGCTACAATGAAATTTGCACACCTTGCGTCTGGATCAGATTTAACCGGATCAAGATTTGGTAAAGCAATGGAGTTCAGATCTACAGCAACTTCAAGTAATTACGCTAAAATAGTAGGATCTGAAGCCTTTCCAGTTGATACTTCAAGAGTTTATCAAGGACGGGTTAAGTTTAGAGTTTCTCATAAAGGATCTGCCGGCCATACTTCAACAAACTTCTATGCAGGATTTATATGTTTAGATGAATATGGTAACCATATAAGTGAAGATCCAGGCACACATAGATATTTCATAGCTTCAAAAGCTATCAATCCTCAAACTGATCCCCACAGATGGTATGATTTTAGTGGATCAATCACGGGAGAAAGCACATCTTCAACTGGTGTTGCAACTCATGCAAAATCTGCAGATGGCTCTTGGCCAACAATAGCTGCAGCAATTGACAACAATGCAGCTGATAACCAACATGGAGGGGATCCTTATAACGTATTCAAGACAGGAACCAAGTATGTAAGACCAATGATGATAGTCAATCATCATCAAGATGACACTGCAATGCAGATAGATGGTTTCACTATTATAGATGTGACTTCTGCTGTACAATCAAGCGCAAGTCTTTCAGTTACTGCAACGAATATAACATCAACTGTTGAAACGTTGCAAGGAGACGTCACTAGTATTGAACAAACAACAGCCAGTATAGCTCTTAATGTCTTATCAGCAAGTAACGCAGCACATTTAATGATCAACCCACAAGGAGTACAAATTTCAGGTTCATCTTTAGAGTTTAGTGGATCTTCATTCTTCTTTGGAATTGGAACACCAGCAGATGCTGCAACTCAAGAAGGTGCATTCGTATCTGGTTCGGGTGGTAACATAGAAATATCATCTTCCAACTTCCATCTACAAGCATCTGGTAGTGCAATCTTCAGTGGATCGATATCAGCAAGTCAAGGTGATATTGCAGGATGGAGTTTAACAGACGGACGATTTGCATCAGACAACATCGCTTTAAGTTCATCCAATGAAGAAATATCAATTGGACCAAACAAAGAAATAATTTTAAGTGGTAGTGGAGCAGGACAATTAGCGGGTGGAGCTATTGAATTTGATAAATTTGGTAATATACAAATCAACAATGCAGAATTGAGAGTAAGTGGCCAATCAGGACTACAACCAGATGCATATGATTCAGCAAATTCTAAATGGGTAGTTATGGATACTATGGATTCTACAAATAGAATCTTCTATGCAACTTATGAACCAAATACACAAATAACAATAACATCTGCATCTGGTGAAATAATATCAGCATCAGTACAACCAGAACAATATTTTGTAGGAGAATGGGGATATCAAGATTTACAAAGTGGTTATATAATTGATGCAGATAAACCAATACAGATAGTAACTGATGATACGGGTAATGCAATATTGCCTTTCACAATGCTATCAAAAGAATTCTATATAAAATCACGTCGTGATGATTCTACTACTTCAGCTAAAATTAACATATTCTCTCCATACGCATCAGCATCTGTAACAATGTCGCATTCAGATGTAAATGATGGATTATTTGCCGATGATTTCAACTTCTTTGGAGCTGATCCTGGCGTAACATCATCACTTGAGAACACTCAAAATTTTGGAAGGTATGTAAAAATTGAATCAGATCAACCAATATTAGCATATCATCGATATGGGGCATCATCTACTACTGATTTGATGGGAGTATTCCCACCAAGTAAACAAGTCATAGCAGGTAAAGGTGAAACAATATTGCTACCAGTAGATGGATTCAGTCTAGGTGACGAATATGAAAAAATAGTACCAACTGGCCAAACTGGTGGATCGTACGGAGACTATTACATTTCGAATACTCCATTCCAAATTATTGAAGATGGTGATGGAGCCGGCGCAGCTGGAAGATATGCAATCCCAGTTGAAATGTTAGGTGATAGATATATTGTTCCGCACGATGTAAATGGTTTCCAAATATTAAGTATTGAACCGAATACAATCAAAGCATTCAAACTGCAAGGAAACGGTCAAACTGAATTATATGCAACTTATGATTTATCAGCGGCAAGTAAAGTTATACCATTATCTATAGATGTGGGATCATCCACAACTGGAGGATCTGGTATCCACAATTCAGGAATGTTATTTGAAGGAACCGCACCATTTGCCTTAATGTCAACAACTGAAGATGGTGATGAGTACATGGTAGTAGGATATAGAACTTCACAACAATCTACATACAGAGGAACAACATCAATATCAGGTGATAAAGTAAGAACTGGAAAAATACAATCTAATAACTGGAACAACAATGATGCAGGTTCATTGATTGACTTGAGTGTAGGTACTGCGCATTTAGGCGGTTCTGGATCCAATGCCAAATTCTATTTCAACGAAGCAGGTGATCTCTCAATCACTGGATCTATCACAGCTGAATCTTCAACTATTACTGGAGATATCTACGCAGACAATATTACAACTAACAGTGGATCAATTGCAGGCTGGACAATTACTGATAAGTATATTGCTGACGATGCTGGAAATTCTAGATTATATATAGCTAAAGATGCAACTGCAATATCTGCTACTCATCACACGACAAGACCAGTCATATCAGCATATGATACAGCACATCCTGTAATGGTGAACATGGGTAATATATACAAAAATAGTGGTAATACTGGATTTGCATTATTTGATGATTGGATCAATGATTCCAAAGCATTCGAATTCTCTGTAGATCATTCATCCGGAGTTCTAACAGCTGATATAGCTGGATGGTCGTTTGATACTACTAAGCTATCTACCGGCACGGGAGCAACGTTTGTATCCATAGATTCAGCAAATCAAAAAATTAGACTCGGAGCAAAATCCAGCTTAACAAATGTTAATGATGGTGTACATCTTGGAACTGATGGACTCGCAATAGGACCTGGTTCAATATTTAATGTCAAAGCATCCGGTATAGCTACAGCAAGCGCATTACTTGTAACTGGCGATTCCAAATTTGAAGGAGAATTATCAGTCGGTGCAAGATTGGGAATACCGCCTAGTGAAAGTCTTCAATTCTCTCATCTAATGAACTTGTCAGGAGGCCTCCATACTCCGCATGGAAATGTTTTCTACGGATTAAATCATGGAACTTTCAATCTTCAGGGTACTGAAACAAACACATTCGGCCAATATGAAATGCAAACTGGCTATGCACTAACTCCTAAATGGGTTAGTGGATCAGATGTAATAACTGGAGTAGCTATTGAACTAACTGGTGGAGCAACTGATGGAGATCATATTAGATGGGATGGTGCTTTTGTAGGTCCTCACATGACAGTGATGGTTTGGGCAAAGAATTCCAACAACACTAACACCCCTCGTGGATATCATTCCCATGAGATGGTGTTTGGTATAAATGCTGATAATCCACAAACAGCTACTACTGGACATCCAACAGTAGTTGCAGGACAACACGGGGCTGCAAGTACTAAAGGCCCCAATCTATACATGGTTGCCGGTGGACAGATTAACTGGAATTCAGGAGATAGTGAGAATAATAGATTTTATGCACACCCTTCCAATTCAATAGGATTACCCTACCCAGGTGAATTAAATATGACACATCAAAGTTTGAAAGCTGATACTTGGCGACATTGGTGTGTTGATAATAATCCACTCACTGGAACTGCAAGTTTATATGTAGATGGTGAATTAGCTGGATGGGCAAAATACCGTAATAGTTTTACAGATGGAGGAGAAGTGATTCTTGGTGGGTATGGATATGATGATGGTTACTGTTGGACAGGACAATTGGCCGATTTCAGAATATATTCAGGATCTCTAACCGCAGAACAAATTAAATATATAAGTAATGCTCCAGCAAACATCCCAGCATCATCAACTAACATATCAGGTGATAGAATAAAAACTGGTAATATAGAGTCAAATAACTGGACTGGGACTAGTGGAGAAAAAGGAACATTGTTTGATTTGGATAATGGTAAGTTAATCATGCGAACTAATACTCAAGATTATCTAAATTTTGATTCAACAGCAGGTACAGCCCAAATTGCAGGTTGGACTTTTAACCAACAAAAATTCTACTCAAACCCAGCTAACGAAATTCGTGGAATAAATATAAACAAAGATGAGGGGATCAGAGGAAGATTATCTGATGCACCACTTTCGATTTCTGGGTCAAATGAATTTGCTACTCTTAACTTTGGAATACAAATGCAAGAAGCTGCAGCTGAAACTGCTTGGGCTGCGAAAAATGCAGGTTGCTTCCTTATTGGATCAAGAATATTATTATCAAATGGTACTTGGAAATCTATACAAGATATTGAAATTGGCGACCTTATAAGAACAAAAGAAGGAACCAATACACCAGTATTAGATTCATTTATTTGGAATGTAGATGATACAATTCCAATGTATACAAATGGTAAACTAACAGTAACAGATAGTCACCCATTATGGATCGACGGAAAATGGCAAACAGCTGATAAACTAGGTTGGGAAAGTAAAATGATATATGTAGATAATTTATATTATTTACAAACAGAAAATAATTACATAGTAGAAGGAATCCCTGCTACGGGTATTATATCACCAACGGCATTGGGTGTAAGCATAAAAAATAAAGGAGAATTATAATGGTATATATACCATATGGATCAGACAAGAGATTTAGAATATTGCTAAAAACTGTATCAGGAACCGAATATAGTTGGTTTGGAAACAGAGGTAATGCAGATGCAACTTCAACAGGAATCTGGGCTAATCAAAGTGATACAAGTGTATCTCCTGCAACAGTTATTCAAAAAATAAATAAGATGTGCAAATGTACTTATATAGATGATAGAAACGCAAACTATGGATCAGGAACGGGTGAAGTTGACAGTGATTATGGTGGTGCCGATACATATTTTAACGGCGCAGAAAATATTTGGTTAGAAGCAGTAGCAGTACCAGAGACTGGGACTGCAAACCGTATTGTATTTCGACACACGGATACTGCGGATACCTCAGATCCATTTGCAAAAGTTAAATTCTTTGGATCCACCGTCTGTAGTAAATTGGGACTATCTGAAGATGTTTGGTATCATGGAGCGGGGTTTAATCTCAGTGTAAATGAAGAAGTTGAGTCATTCTTTAGAGGAACGGTAGTTGCAGATGAATTTACTATTGTAAATAGAGGATACTTCGGAAATAATGCGAGATTTAGTGGAGAAATGGTGTACGACGTCTCCGGTTCAGAAGCTCAACGTCAAGGAATATTATTTTCCACAGGTTCTGGAGTTTTTGGAAGGTTTGTATATGAACCATTTATATCAGGATCCCTTGTTGAAGCAGATTTGATTCGATCTAAAGGAGACGTTATTGCATTATATACATCTGATGAAAGATTGAAGGATGATATACAGTATATTTTAGATCCTGTATCAAAGGTTAAACAATTGAATGGAGTAGAGTTCAAATGGAATGATAAACAAAAAATATATCCAGTAGGAACAAAAGACGTAGGAATTATAGCACAAGACTTACAGAAAATTTACCCCGAATTAGTGACAGAATCTTCAACTGGATATCTTGGAGTGAAGCATGATAGATTAGTAGCATTGCTTGTAGAAGCTGTCAAAGCGCAAAGTAGTGAAATAGAATTATTGAAATCAAGAATTACTAATATGGAGGATACCAATGCCAAGTAATATCTCATTGATAGCTACTAAGGCCTTACGTGTAGATTCTGGAATAACGTATCAAAGTGCAAACGCAGGATTCAAAACAATCAATACTCAAGAAACGCTTGAATATACAAATGCAATGGATCCGAGTAATACAAATCAAGGTTATATGTCCGATTTTGAAAATTTCTCAAATACCGCAGGAACCTCACTCACGGGAGATATTCGGTATTATAGATATCAAGATGCGTCTTGGTATCCATACGGACATTCATCTTTCTTTCCATATGCCAGAATGTCAAATGATGACGCTTGTTTCATGTGGTCTCCAACTAAAGGAAAATATGGAAAACCAATGTTCGGTATAGTTCAAGGTCCTACCAATTCCACTGGTGGAGGAACTGGTACTGGACAGGTAAATACTAATCAATGGAATAGTTCCACTAACAATTTTTTGATTGAAAGTAGCGATGCTTATATGAACAGAGATCTAGCTACTCAAGGCTTAGACGCAAATGATACTCATAATAATTCCACAACGGGGACACAGTATTGTAGAGCATACACACTAAGCTTCTGGTGCAGACAAATGAACCATACTAATTTAGGAACGACTGAAACAAATCTTACCTCTATGTTTGGCCAAGGAACTTCAGGTTTTCATATGTGGTGGCCAATTAGTGAAGTAGATATGTGGTTGTTTTTTCCAGATTCTAGTGGAACTTGGAATGGAATCCATACTTCAACCATAGGAGTTGCTAACAAAGAGATTTATCACAATACATCTAAAGGAGGAGTTTATCACAGATTCATCCCAACTCCTGGTTGGACTCACTACGAGTTTACAGTCATAGCCGATCTAGACCACTCAGGTGTTTCGCATAGATTTGACATGAACTCGGATTATTCAAATTCTGGAACTGGAGCGTATGGATTCTATATGTATCCAGGAGCAATGGTGAGTAATGTAAAAATACATGCACGTAATATATCAATGGCACACGAATTTGACGCTCAAATAGATGCATTAACAGGTGGAGTTGGAATGACTGACTATGTAAATAATATCAGTTTGACTGGCACTTTTGATGATAATTATGTTTCTGGAGATGTATTCGACTAATGATATTTTATCTTGATAATAAACCTTTACACCGTGAATTAAAAAAAACTCCAACCAAGCCTGAGATTTTCAAATGGTGCAACCAAGTCAAACAGTTACAATTATTCCCAAAATATGAAGTATGGATCTGGGGATCGTCAACAAACACTGTTATGGAGTATGGAATGAATTGGAGAGGAGATTTTGACGTAGTAGTGGTATCTAAACATTTTGATTTGAAAGAGATTGCAATTTTTTTACATGAATGTTTTAACATAGCGGTGGATTTAGGATTCATCATGGATATTTCTTACCGTGTTGTTTATCCTAAACATATTATACCATGGAAACTTGAAGGAACAACATTTGTTAATTTGAATACAAACGAAACGTTTGAAGATCTTAAAGCAAAAGATCGTTATAAATTTATAGGTATGTTTACATTTGAACTTTTAATTCCATTTGGAAGTATAACAGCAGGTGAACCAAAATCTCCATTTAATGTAGATAAATGGTGGGAGCATAGAACTGATAACAAAAAAGTTCATTTGTTGTATGGTAAAGATCAAATATTACACAACCTATGGAGATCCAGAGCAAGATATCCAGGAGTAAAATGGTGGAAACGGCACTTTGGTAGTATAGAACCATTATATCATCCACCAGTTAACATAATGGAATTATAGAATGAAACATATTTATATATATGGCAAATAAGATAAAATGGGAGGATGCAGATTTCAAGTGGGAAAAAGCTCCCACAACTGGAACACCATATACTTGGGACGAAGTAATACTTATAGAAGGAGTAGGTGCATCAGGATTAGGCACCGAAACAGCTTTAGAAATATTACCTGATGAGAAAAAGAAGAAGGTTATTAAGTTAGTCATGCGAAGAAGAGGAATTAAAATGTATGACGAAGCTAAAGAAGTAAAAAATATAACGGCTCATGTTGAGTCGGTAGAAATGATTATCAAAGAAATAAAAGCAACAATGCTAGCGGAGAATGTCAATGTATAAATTATATACCGATAAAAAGGAAATGTTTGAATGTGATATTTCACTATCAGGAGCAAGTCTAAAAGATGCATCAGCTCGTTTAGTAGTTGAAACTGAGGATATAAGTTTATTATATAAAGGTACTATAGGATCTAAAGGAAATTGCAAAGTACCGGTACATAAATTACGTGGATTATTAGATGAATCTACAAAAGGAAAAATAAAATTAGAAATAATAGCAGAAGATACTTACTTTGTTCCATGGGAATCAGATTTTGCAGTGGAAACGTCAAAATCAGTAACTGTAGAAATAAAATCACAATCTCCAAAAGTGATAAAAGAATCTTCAAAGCCAAAAATGGCAGTGAAAGTAAAAAAACCTCTAGAAGAAGATATTTTTATAGAAGACGATACTCCAACCTTAACTGAAAAACAACATGCTATAAATTTATTGAAGCTTCTCATCAAAGAGAATATCAATATGAAAAACATATCAGTAAAAAAGAATCGTTTGAATAATATAGTAGCTACTTATATAAAAGAGAACCCGATCGACACATCTAAACGTGGAAAAATTTTAGGTAATGTTGTAAAAGTTCTTTCGAAACGTAAATAGAGGTTTTAATAAATGGCTCTACCAGACTTAACCGGCCAAAATATCCAAGATTCATATCAAAGGGTAATTCAAACTGATGGTACCTTGACATTCAATGGTACTGGAAGCCGATTACCTATATCCTTCGATGGCGATGATGTAATCATACCAGGAGCAATTCACGCACAATCATATATAGTTTCGGAAAGCTACGTAGTAGTTACATCTGGTTCTACTATAATGGGTGATTCATTTGACGATACACATACATTTAGTGGAAGTGTACATATAAATGATAAAGTAGACACAGGATATAGTACTATCACTCCATCCTTATTTGTCAAGCAAGATGCAGTATCTAGAGGTTCAATTGCTAATGGATTTGGTGGATCTATAGATTTCCATATACAAAGAGGTTCAAATGCAAATGGATCAAGAACAGGAAGAATAGCTAGTTATCTAGTAGCTGGACAAGGCGGTATAAATGACCAATGGGGAATGAAGCTTGGTATCAGAAATGATGATACACAAGTAGATGCATTAACAATATATCCAGGCCTTCCCGATACTAAGGCAAGGGTTGGTATAATGAATACAACCCCATCATATTCACTAGATGTAACAGGAGATGGTAATTTTACTGGTCAATTAAATTTAGGTGGAAATTTAGTAGGTGATAATGCTACCGACTTAACTGGTATGTCGGATGGTACATTCTCTGGTATCGTACAAGGTGCAACTGGTTCATTCGATTATTTGAAATCGCATAATGCTTCAACAACTGGATTAGTAGTACACGGATTCATATCAGCATCTGGTGATATAAGTTCGAGTGGAACAATAACTAGTTTATCTGGTTCATTTACTGAAGTAAATGCCCAAGAAGCTCATATTCAAGATTTCATTTCATTAGATGCAAATGGTAAAATAAAAACAACCTACCTTGTAAAATCAGATCTTTCAGCAGCTGTTGAAATAGAAGATACAGGAATAGACGTAACTGGCGAAATAACAGCTTCTGGTCGTATAAAAGTGCAAGGTATAAGTGCAAGTGGTAATATAATTGGAGATCAAATACACACAAATGGTAGCCATCTAAAATTATATAGTAATTCACCTACAGATCAGAGAATATCTGGTTCTAGTAAAATAATATTTGCTTCTTCACAATACCAATTTACTCCTGACAATCTAAATAGTATGGCCCAAACTGCTTTTATGATGGTAAATGGAAACACATGTGTAAGTGGTGAATTTACAGCCTCGGCCAATTCACGGTTCGGTGGCTATACATCCAACCACGCTATTCACGATCACCAAGCTCTTACTATAGGTAATTCTGACAAAGGAGCAAAAATAAAACTATTTTCTGACCACACTGCTGGAAACAGAACAGTAGAGATGGAATTCTCAGCTAGTGGCGGCCACCAAGGATATACAATTGGATTAGATAGACAAACTAATACTTTCGGAATAACACCAGGAAGTAGTATGGGATTGGGACCAGTATTTACTGTGAATGCAGCTGGTAATGTAACAGCATCAGGTGATATAAGTTCAAGTATAACATCCACTGGTTCATTCGGTAGAGTTGAATCTACCACACTAGAAGCTACCACTGGTTCATTTGATTATCTTATGGGAGATGAAAATTCAACAACTGGATTAGTGGTAGATGGATTCATATCAGCTTCTGGAGTTATAAGTGCAAGCGCTGATGTAATTTCAAGTACCGCGGTGAAGGTTGGCGGAGGAGGAGCTTTTTCAGAACTAAGTTTCTCTAATTTGAAAATAGGAGGCTCTAACATTATCAATAAATCAGCATCCTATTGGTCTATAGGAGGAAACATTGCAGGATCGCTCGAAACTGGTGCACTTAGAGTTAATTTACCTGTAACAGCTTCAGGTGATATTTGGGTAAGTGGTTCTGGTACAACCGGTGGTAACATTAAACTGAAAAGTAACGGATCAGTAACAGCATCAGGCGATATAAGCTCAAGTGGAACAGTAACAGCAGAACATTTTTATTCTAGTGATGATATAGTAGCTGATGGAGATATAAGTGGAAGTGGAGATGTAATTGGTAGTGATTTATACACTGACAATTATATAAAATCCACAGCAATGAATAACACTTGGATTTATTTCAAGAAGGATGGTAGTGACCAAAAAATCATTATGAAAGCTGATAATACTCAATTCTTTACAGCTGCAAAGAATGGTAGTACCCCTCATGAAATTAACTTCAACTCAGATGCTCTCGATGTGGATTATACATTCAAGACGGATTCTAATAACCCTGCACTGAAGATGATTGGTTCTTCTGGTGATATAGGAATGCATGGTATAGGTACACCAGAAGCCAATGTACATATTGGTGGTAATGTATTAACAGATTCACATATCACAGCGTCAGGTAATATAAGTTCAAGTGGGTATGTACGTGGAAGAGTTGGACATTTTGGAAATGCCCCATGGACTACAGAAATAAATGAAAGATATGTACACATACATAGTACCGGTAGTGCTTATTTAAGATTAACATCAACCGGAAACCAAAATCAAGTAATAGAATTTCATAATAATCAAGAACCTGATTTTGTAATAGGTAATTACTTTAACGATGGTGGGTTCCAAGTAAGATCAGATAATAAAACATTTTTAACTATAGGAGCAAATGATGGAGATGAAATAGAAGCAAGCGGAAGCTTAAATGTAACATCGCACATAACAGCATCAGGAAATATAAGTGCAAGTGGAGGTATAAGTGCTTCAAATATCCATTTACCACCACTAGGTCGAGTTACATTTCAAACAGATCAATATATAACAGGACAAAATAATAACATTACTATAATTGGTGATGACAAAATTAAATTATATGCAGATACAGCTGTTGAATTCAGAGACGCTAGTCTTGAAACTTGGGTATCTATTGACCCTAATGCAGGTCATATCACAGCGTCAGGTAATATAAGTTCAAGTGGAACAATAGAAGCTTCTTCTTTTATAGGTCAAAGAATTAACATAGCACTAGCATCAGCAAATATATCAGCACCAACTCCAAATAAACTTTTCTATGGTGGTTCAAACGGACTTGTTAGTAATACTTGGAATGTTCAAGTTTCATATGGAACTGGAATAACGGGAACCATTAGTCCTCCAATTGATGTACCACCACATTATATAAACAATTTACATATACTACCATGCGGTGTTAAAGATGTAACATTGAAATCATATCATAGAATAGGTGACAATGGTGCTAGTCAAATTCCATCTATATGGATATATACTGGAAGCATGCAAAATGATGCTAACGATGATATAACAATGGGATTCGCAGCTTCTCAATCAATACTCGGAGGACCGGGTACAGAAACAAATGGTACTGGTACTCATCAATATCATATAGAAATAACCGGAAGTAGATCATTCACACCAAATCCAGGAGATAATCTAATAGCTGTTGCACTTCTTAATCAAGGTACAGGAACTCAAGCATGGAGATTTAATTATAGATTAGATGGAATAACAACGGAGTAATAAAATGGCAAGACAAAAAACAAAATCGTCAGATAAATTTGGATCGGGTGGATCAAAAGACAACTCCCCAGAAGAAAAATTCTTTATAGGAGATCCAGATATACAAATAGATGCAGAATGGAAAGCAATGGATATGTTAAGAACATCACTAGATGACTTAACTGATGTAGTAAATGCCAATGACGCAGCATCTGGATCATACGCAGATCTTAAAAAAGATTATATCACATCCTCAGGATCATTTTCATCTCGAGTAACTACAAATGATGCTAAAACAGGAATATCAACTAAACAAATTGATGCCATTGCAGCCAACACAGCTAAGACTGGAATATCAGCTGGTCAAGCAAAAGCTATAACTGAAAATACTAAAAAAGTATCTGCAACTGTAACAAGTAATGTGCTTGCAGGAATAACATTAGTAGTAACTAAAAAAGGTGAGCTGATTATTACAGCCGGAGCAGGTGATGAAGCAAGAAAATATACAATTGCACCAGATGAGTAAGATATGCCAACAGTAGAATCATCATACGCACAAGACAACGACTCTGTATCATCAATCAATGGTGATGTTATTAGACATAATAATCTAACATTAGCTAGTTACGATGACTTATCTGTCCCTTCAGGAGCAGAAATTTCAGGTATACGCCTCGTGTGGACAGGAGGTGCAGCTGAATGGGATGAAGACTCAACAGTAATGCGGGTATATAATGGTGATGCTTGGTCAGATTATCAATCTGCAGCTGACGGTGAAACAGTTACTAATTGGCCAAGTGTTGGTACTACAATTTGGGATGGAGGAAATGATTTATGGGGCCTGGATTGGGATTATAATAAAGCTAATAGTATAAAAACTCAATTTTATGTTGAAGGAGACACAGCATACCACGATGCTTTCGAGATCAAAATATATTATAGTGTTGTTTCAGCAGGACCAATTCATATACCGAGTGGTAAGATAACAATAGCAGGTGGTAAGATAACTATAGGATAAGAGGAATAATATGTCAATACATGATATGAATAGTGATGATTTCGAAATAGCCGACACTGGTTCACACTCGATGACCTGGCAATGGTGGCATGAAATAGTAGAAGCTTCTGATAGAGAGAAAGAACTGGTAAAATCAGGAAGTTATGTAAATTATGTAGTGTGGAAAAGCGTAACGATAGATAAGCAAGTAGTTCAGCAATTCCATCACAAGCAAAATAATAATAGAATATCTGAGTATAGTAGCTCGTTACGATCGTATGATTATAATGACTCTATACCAACAATAACATTCAGTTTGGTGTAAATAAATGGCCGTTAAATATATAGATTATAGAGCAGATGGTAATGATGATGGTTCATCGATTGCAAATGCATTCCCAACTTGGACGTTAGCAAAAGCTAATGTATCAGCAGGAGATATTATCTACATAGCACCGGGTACATATAACGAATCAGTTACATTGACTGCAGACGGAACAGCTGTTGAAAAAATAAAATGGATCGGTGATGTAAACTCTGAAATATTTACAAGCGTCACTCCTGGAATCGTTATGTTGACTCAATCTGATACGAATGAAGTACTAGAACCGGCAGATGATAGCGGTCCTACATTAAATATGAATGGGATAGACTTTCAAGAATTTTACAATATAACATTTGTAGGACCTGGAGACGCATCAAACGACCTAACTGGACATAATGCAGCAGTATACTATTCAGAAGCTGATGGCTCATACTTCAGGAACTGTCACTTTCAATCAGGATTTGCAGGTGTCTCATATCCAAAAGATGGAACATTTGTGGAGTGTTTATTTACAGGATGTTTCGTTGGAATTTATGGGGTTGGATCTGCAAATAGACCAATAGTAGTAAATTCTGTAGCAATGTGTGGAAGTAATGGGTTTACAATCGTAGCAGCTTACAATACTCTAGCGATCGCAGGTAAAAGAGGATTTCAAAATTCAAATATATACGGATGTGCAACAGCAGGAGGAGAATATGGATATTATTCAACCTCCAACAACTCAGTAGCTGATAATTCAGTTAGTTGGTGTAACTATTTTGCATTCGCAGCGAGTGCAACTAATAAAGTGAATCTAAGGGGAAGTGTTTCTTATGGATCTACATATCGAGCATTCTCAAAGTTATCAGGTTCGGGACACTATCATCATGGAGGACAACAAGCTACAGATTATGAATGCCATGCAACTTTTGTAGCTTCACCCACAACGACAATCCTACCAGACTATACATCCTTTATGAAATTACGAGATGTATTTATTCCATCGCATGGAAAAGGTATGGTTGTATCGGCGAGTCAACCAATCGCGCAGGACTTTGAATATGGATCAACCTCATGGGCAGCATTCAGTTCAGCATCTGATATGAATGGTAATATTGTTGACTCCTTAGTTCATCCGTACGAACCTTTTTATGGCCGTGATTATAAAGGAACTGAAAGAGTTATCTCAGACACAGGATTTCCATCACCACCTGGACTACATGCAATTGTTCCATTGCAAGCGGTAGGAATGGTAGATGCTACTTCATCAGCTGCACCTACAGGAATGGTTTCTCAAAGTGCACCAGCTCTTATACATAGAGGTAGAGGAGAATCGATATTTGAAGTTCCTATGCCAAGTGGATCCTATTTCACAGCTAGTGTGAATGTAAAACATACAGGATCAACCGCAGCATCATATGCAAGGATGGTTGTAAGTAGTTCGAGGATAAACCAATCCTCCGGATCTATATTTGGATCATTTGCAACTGGATCAACACAATCTACTAACGATTTCACTTTTACTAAAGTAGAGTTACGAATAGATCCAGTGGGATATGATACAACATATGTATTGAAGCTTCAATCACCATCAACTGGGTCATATGCCACAGCAAGTTTTAGTGATTTAAGGATAAACTAACTATTTATATAAAGATGATTAAACTAACAGACATATTAAACGAAGGTGTTTATGACCCAGGTATATTCAAAGCTGTATTCACAGCAGGTGGTCCTGGATCAGGAAAATCTTACGCGGCATCAACACTATTTGGTATGCCGGAAAGAATGCCTTTTGTATCAGCACAAGGACTAAAAGGTGTAAACTCAGATTCAGCGTTTGAAACGTACATGGAAAAAGCAAAAATGACAACCGATTTGCAAAAATTAACAGGTAGTCAGTTCAAAAAAGCTATGGAGTTGAGAGATAAAGCAAAACGAGTTACTGTAAAAAGAATGAATGATTTTATCAATGGGAAGTTAGGAATGTTAATCGATGGTACGGGTAAAAACTATCCTAAAATTGAAAAAATGGTAACTGCACTTCGAAAGGAAGGATATGATTGCTATATGGTATTTGTAAATACTGATCTGAGTGTAGCACTACAGCGAAATGCAGAAAGAGAACGCGTACTTCCAGAAAAATTAGTAAAAGATTCATGGCATGCAGTACAAAACAACATGGGTAAATTTCAATCATTGTTTGGAAGTAGTAATATGTTAGTTGTAGACAACTCAGAAAAGAAAAAATTTCCAGATGTAGTCAAAAAAGGTGCAAATAAATTTGTTAAAAGACCAGTAAAGAATCATGTTGCCAAGGATTGGATCAAAAAAGAATTGGAGTTGAGAAAATCATGAGTTTAGGTAAGTATTTAGCAGAACAGGTCATCAATGAAGACTCTAAAATTAAAACTATTGTAGCAATCTATCCAGGTAGATTTCAACCTATGGGTGCACATCATGCAAAAACGTACAAATGGCTTCAATCCAAATTTGCAGATACATGGGTAGCTACTAGTGGTAAGGTATCTTTACCAAAATCTCCTTTTTCATTTGGAGAAAAAATGAAGATAATAAAATCTCATGGAATTACAAAGGTAAAGAAAGTAAAAAGTCCATACAAAGCTGAAGAAATTCTAAAAAAATATGATCCAGAAACTACAGCAGCTGTATTCATGTTTGGTAAAAAGGATGCGGGAAGATTAAGCGGTAAATTCTTTAGACCTTGGAAAGGTAAAGCTGAAGTTGGATATAAAGAAGGTGCATATATAATAGAAGCACCACATGTTAGTATGAATGTACCTGGATATGGAGAGATGAGTGGTACTGCGATAAGAAAAGCTCTAGGCGATAAGGAGTTAGATCCTAAAACCAAAAAGAAAGTATTCAAAGGTATATTTGGCCACACTAAAAACTATGATATGATTACAGATAGATTGGAATCATTGAATGAGGTAATCGAAGAGTTTTGTCAAGAATTCAATATTTCAAAATACCTAGCAGAATCGACTATTCAAGCAGGGGGAGTACCAACAGATGACGGCCCAAGATATTTCAGATCTAGTATGAAGGGATATAAGACAGAAACTAGAAAGCAAGCAAATAGACTAGGATGGGCAGTCGTTGATTATATTGTAGGTGGGTTAGAAAAACTTGAAACTCACGCCACAGATTATCCAAATAGAATTCATATGCATACAGGAGCACCAGTAGGACCAGTTTCATTTGCTCCTGCAGGTATACAAGAACCAACTGATAGGTCAGATCGAACGGACTTTAGAGGTTCTAAATCATATAACATGTGGAAAAAACATATTGATAAAGTAGTTAATACGTTAGGGTGGAAATTTGTAGATTGGAGCGGTGAAGATAAGAAAAATATAATAGATACATCTAAAAAAGAACCAAAAAAGCAAGAAAGATCCAAATATGCAGCAGCTGGAATAAAAGCTGATGTAAAAGATGTAAAGAAACGAGAAAGACAAGCAAAAAAGCTATCAGAAGGACTTTTATTAGAAGGCGGAGCTTATGGTCATATGTCACATCCCTTTGATGATAAAGGTTTAACGTTTGGAGACTTCAAAGAAATTATAAAAATATCACTTCAAGGTAATTTGGATCTTGAACAAGGAGCGACTGAAAAAACTGACGGACAAAATTTATTTATAACTTGGGACGGTAAGTTAAAAGCAGCAAGAAACGGTGGAGATCTTAAAAAAGGTGGAATGGATGCTAAGGCAGTAGCAAAGAAGTTTGCTGGTAGAGGTAATATAGAGAAGGCATTTACATATGCAATGAAAGATCTTTCGAAAGCAATTGGCAGTTTAAGTGATAAACAAAAAGAAAAAATATTTGATGGTGGAAATAATTGGGTAAATATGGAAATCATGTACCCAGCATCATCAAACGTAATAATGTATGATGCACCATACTTACAATTTCATAATGTTCTAAAATATAAAGATGGAACTGCAATTGGAGCGGTTTCAGATGGAGCAAGAATACTTGCTGGAATGATTCAACAAGTAAATCAAAACGTACAAAAGAATTTTAGTGTAATTGGACCAAAAATATTAAAAGTTAAACCACATCAAGATTTCTCAGCAAAACAATCTTACTTTCTTGCAAAAATAAAAAAGTTAATGTCACCGTATAATATGAAAGACACATCAACATTTGCAGAATACCATCAAGCTTGGTGGGAAGAATATGTAATTAAAAATTTAGGCGATTTAAGCAATGAAGTAAAATGGCCACTTATTCGTAGATGGGCATTCTCAGAGAAATCGTTTAGATTGAATGCAAAAAATATTCCATATCCAGATATTCTTGAAAAAGCTAAACAAATCGATAAACAAAAGCATCAAGCACAAGTAAAAAAGAATATGTTGCCATTTGAAAAATTATTCTTCGAACTTGGAGCGGAAGTACTAAAGAATGTTGAAAATTTCCTAGCTGCAAACCCAGATAAAGCAATTCAAAATATCAGAAAGCAAGTAGCTGCAGCTGTTAAGCACGTTCGTAAAGGAGGTGATCTAAAAAACATTAACAAGCTGAAAGCTCAATTGGAAAAAATTCAAGGTATTGGTGGATTCAAAACGATAGTACCATCAGAGGGATTAGTATTTATATATAAGGGAAACACTTATAAATTGACGGGTGCATTCGCTCCAATAAATCAAATTACTGGAATGTTATACTTCTAGATATTTATATAGGGAAAATTATATGGCTAAACAATCACAAATAAAATTAGATAACATGTTGAAAAGTATCAGTGAAGCAACTGTAACTGGTGCTGGATCAACTGGTACTGGTATTCTAACTGGTGATGCTTGGCCTGATGGTATATATGTTAAAGCAGGAAGGAGAAAAATTTTATCTCCATCTGGATTGATGAGAGGTATGACGCAAATGGATTTTCCATTAGCTGATGCCATATATGATAATGATGAAGAATATGCAGGCGAACTTAGAGATGATACACCTCCACTAAGCCCAGTTCAAAGAGTTTGGAGAGGAACTGGACCAAATAAATATCAAATTCCACCTGAGAGTTTGAACGGAACACATCTAGCAAATGGTAAAGAAGAAAACTGGTGGTGGGCTGGTCACATATCACCAGACAGTGCACCAGAACAAGGAACACCAGAAAAATCTGGAAGAGACGGTGATAGATTCACATCAGATTATTTAAGAGTACAAGATAAAAATACATCCATACATAAATTGGATAAAAAGAAAAGATATCATAGCGGCACTATTGTAAAAAGTCAAGCTCCTGTAAAGAAATACGCAGATAGAGTATCTTTCAATAAATCAAAACTAAAAAATCAACCTAAGGACTGGTGGAATCTTGGAGGCAAAGGTCCTATGCAGGATGGAAAAATAAAATTAAAAGATTTAATTTAAGGAGAACATAAATGGGAAGAGTAGATTCATACAACGCTAATAATGCTACAAGTCAAGTTGGAGTGCAAAGTCGGTTAGGTGGCACATCAAGAGTACACACGATAGCTGCTTCAACACAATTTGATTTATCTGGTTCAGACGCAGGTAATCATGGATTCTTGCAAGATGTTGCATCAGCTAATACAAAATATCACTTTTGCGATGGATCCATACTGGCAGGTAATCTGTTAGCAGTAGATACAGTATATGAATATGAGTTAAGTAAAATTGTAACTCATAGTGGAACACAAGTAGTAGTATTCTGGAAGTAAAAATATGAAAAAGGCTATATCAGAAGCCAAAGTTCAGCGTATGCGAAATCTTGTCACTGGCAAACACAACGCAAAAACTGGAACACAAATTGGTTATAAAAAGAAAGAAGAACGACATGTCGAGGGAGATGTGTGGGAAGAACGAGGAAAGACTTGGACTATAAAAAATGGTATCAAGCAAAACTTCACAAAACTTACTGAACTGCGAAAGTCGATTAGGACACCATTATGTTGTCCTGAATGTGGCAATCGCATGAAAAAACGGTTAGATAAAAAATTCTACAAACTTAGAAAGAAGTGCTTTGATTGCAATGTTGCAGACGAACATAAAATGAGATTGGAAGGAACATATGACCAATACGAACGTAAAACTATTGGCAATAAACTCGATACTATGTATGAAAATGTAAAAGATGTATTCAAAGAATATGTAGAGAGTGTGAACAAAGATTATATAACAGAGTCCGGACATAAGGAAGAATGGTTCGGAGGATTAACTAAAGAGCAATATCAACAAATGTCAGATGTTGAGTTGGAAAAATTAAAAACTAAGATAGATAATTATAAAAAAGGAAAAGAGTAAACATGAAAAAGTTATGGAAAGTACTAGCAGCTATAGGAGCTATTGTTGTTGGTATATTAGCAGTATCGTCAAAAGGTGATAAGAAACAATTCAAGAAAGATTTGAATAAAAATAAAAAGAAAATTGACGATGTCAAGAAAAAATCATCTGCAGTAGAATCAAAAAAGAAAGAAACTAAGAAGAATATATCTAAGACAAAATCAAAAATAAAAAAGACTGCTTCTAAGAAAAAATCAACAACCTCAGCAAAAAATAAAGCCAAAAGCTTTAAGAAAAAATACGGAAAAAAATAATGAAGAATATCTTAATTATAATGTTGAGTATGTTTTCTCTAAATCTATTTTCACAAGATACAGTAAGCATACCACAATCAGAGATAGATGAAATTATAGCTGTCATGGATACGTTGATGGAACAAGATTCAATAAACAATATCCTTATAGAACAACAGCAATTACAGATACATAATTTCGAAACATTGATGAAGCAAGATAGTATGTTGCTAATGTACAAAACGCAGGAAATATGTTTATTGAATGATCAAATTGATCTTTATAATAAGAGATTGAATCAAGTCGATAAGTGGTATAACAAAAGATGGGTTGGAACGATATTGGGAGTAGTCGGCACAGCAGCCATTATCCATGTGATCGACTATTCTTTGCCACGATAATATAATGTAAGGTAAATAAAATATATATTTATATATAGTATGGCCAAACAAAATCTCAAAAGTATAATATCATCTGAATACACTAAGTGTGCAAAGGATCCAGTATATTTCATGAAGAAATATTGTATGATCCAACATCCCACACGTGGAAAGATACACTTTAATCTATACCAATTTCAAGAAAGAGCTCTGGACGAGTTTGCAAATAACGATTACAACATCATATTGAAATCTAGACAGTTAGGAATATCCACCTTATCAGCTGGATATTCATTGTGGTCGATGATATTTAATCAAGACTTCAATGTGTTAGTAATTGCAACCAAACAAGAGGTGGCTAAAAATCTAGTTACTAAAGTAAGAGTAATGCACGAATATTTACCTAGCTGGTTAAAAGGTAATACTATAGAGGATAATAAGTTAAGTCTCCGTTTTGCAAACGGATCTCAAATCAAAGCAGTATCAGCTGCAGGAGATGCAGGTAGATCGGAAGCATTATCATTACTCGTAATGGATGAAGCAGCTTTTATTGATAAGATTGGAGAGATATGGGCTTCTGCACAACAAACATTAGCAACTGGTGGTAAGTGTATTATATTATCAACACCAAATGGAACTGGAAATTTTTTCCACAAAACATGGGTGAAGGCTGAAGCAGATGAAAATAAATTCAATACTATAAGATTACATTGGACAGTACATCCAGAACGAAATCAAGATTGGAGAGATGAGCAGGATTCACTATTAGGTCCTAAAATGGCATCTCAAGAATGTGATTGTGATTTTATATCATCTGGTCATACCGTAGTAGAAGGAAATCTACTTCAATGGTTCAAAGAAACGTATCAATTGGATCCACAAGAACGTAGAGGGATTGGTGGTGATTATTGGATCTGGGAATATCCAGATTATTCAAAGAATTATATGGTCGTTGCCGACGTCGCGAGAGGAGATTCATCAGATTACTCTACATTTCATGTGATGGAGGTAGAGACTGTTTCCCAAGTAGCAGAGTTTAAGGGACAGCTATCGACTAAGGAATTTGGAAATATGTTAGTCAACGTTGCAACAGAATGGAACAATGCATTGTTAGTTGTAGAGAATGCAAACGTAGGTTGGGCAGCTATTCAAGTAGCTATTGATAGAGAATACAAGAATTTATACTATACATATAGAAACGATGGTGTTACTGACTTCGAGGTAGCTATGGATAAGGGATATGATCTAAAAAATAAGTCCCAAATGGTTCCAGGTTTCACAACATCAGCAAGAACTAGACCACTTTTGATATCGAAACTAGATATTTATTTCAGAGAAAAGGAATGTGTTGTCCGTTCTAAACGGTTGATAGACGAGTTGTTTGTCTTCATTTGGAATGGTTCAAAAGCGGAGGCGCAACAAGGGTATAACGATGATTTGGTGATGGCATTTGCTATTGGTTTATACGTACGTGATACAGCACTCAAGTTAAGACAACATGGTTTGGATCTAAATAGAGCAGCTCTTTCGTCGTTGGGCAACTCTAAAACTAAAAGTGTATACACATCAAACGACAATTACGTTCCAGGACAGTGGGACACAAATATGGGAGATCATACTGAAGATCTCACTTGGTTATTATAGGAGAAAAATAAAATGGCGGATACTACGTTTTTCGGAAGGTTAAAAACATTATTCAATACTGGAACAATAATGCGTCGAGGATTAGACGGACGAGTTCGAGTAACGGATACAAATAAACTGCAATCGGTTGGAAATTTAGCAACTAATAAGATTGTAGATAGATATTCAAGATTGTTCGGATCTCAAACACAACAATCATCATTTGGTACAGCAGCAAACTTCCAATCGATGAGACTACAATTATTTACAGACTATGAATCTATGGATGAGGATTCAATCATATCATCAGCTTTAGATATATATGCAGACGAATCTTCATTAAAGAATGAATATCATGATGTTTTGAATATCGAATGTGAAAATGATGAAGTTCAAAAGGTATTACATAATTTATTCTATGATGTTCTCAATATAGAATTTAATCTCTGGCCGTGGATTCGTAACATGGTAAAATATGGTGATTTCTTTTTGAAATTAGACATAACAGAGAAGTTTGGAGTCACAAACGTCTCACCAGTTTCATCATATGAATTATTCAGAGAAGAAGGATTCGATCCAAACGATCCTGAAGGAGTACGTTTTGTGCATGAAACCTTAATGGGAACTAACATGAGCTCATCCGGACAAAATAAAACCCATTACGAGAATTATGAAATAGCTCACTTCAGACTATTGTCAGATACAAACTTTTTACCTTATGGTAAATCGATGATTGAAGCAGCTAGAAAGGTTTGGAAACAGTTAACTCTTATGGAAGACGCAATGTTAATCCATAGAGTAATGAGAGCTCCAGAAAGAAGAATATTCAAAATTGATATAGGTAATATACCACCAAATGAAGTAGAAAACCACATGAACCAAGTTGTCAATAAGATGAAGAAGGTTCCATTTGTTGATAGACAAACAGGACAATATAATCTTAAATTCAACATGGAAAATATGTTAGAAGATTACTATCTTCCAATAAGAGGTGGACAATCAGGAACAGAAATAGACACATTATCTGGAATGGAATTCACTGGAATTGAAGATATAGAGTATTTAAGGAATAGAATGCTAGCAGCACTTAAAATTCCGAAAGCATTCTTAGGATATGATGAGAATATCGAAGGAAAAGCAACTCTAGCAGCAGAGGATGTTCGATTTGCAAGAACGATAGAAAGAATTCAAAAGATTGTTGTATCAGAATTAACAAAAATTGCAATCGTTCACTTATATTCACAAGGATTTGATGATGAAAAATTAGTTGATTTTGAATTAACATTGACAAATCCATCAATGATATACGAACAAGAAAAGATTTCTCTTTGGAACGAAAAAGTAAGCCTTGCAGCATCGATAAAGTCAGATAAGATACTATCATCTGATTGGATATATGAAAATATTTGGGGAATGAGTAAAGAGGAGATAGAATCCCAGAATGAAGGATTAGCTAAGGATGCAAAGGAAACTCACAGGTTGACTCAACTAGAGGATGAAGGTAATGATCCACAAGTAACGCAAGAATCTTTTATAAATGGAGAGCCAAGATATAAATCAGCTTTTGATTTGAGTGAATTAGAAGAAGACGAGCATGAAGAAGGAGCTTTAGGTAGACCAAAAGAAAGAACTAAATACAATACAGATAAGCATGTACGAGATAGAGATCCAATTGGTAAAAAAGCTCGTGGAAAAGGAAGGGATGCTGATAGAACTGTAAAACATAAATATAAAAACGGAAGTGCACTAGCGCGAGAAGCTAAATTATCAACGGCAAAATCTATAAAAAATCGAATGCCAGCTGGTAAAACTAAAAATATAATAAAAGAAACGTTTAGCATTAAGCAGGACCAAGTTGAACCTAGGTTATTGGACGAACGAAACTTAATAGACTTGGACTAAACTGACATAAAAGTGAGTCAAATACATATTTATTTATAGTATGTAGGTACCAAAAATAGGAAAGAAATTATGGCTAAATCAAAACATTCGAAAGTAAAAAATACAGGGATATTGTTTGAATTGCTAGCTCGCCAGCTGACTGCAGATACATTAAATGATGTGCAAAACCCAGCTGCAATAAAAATTATACGTGAATTTTTTGTAAAGAATACCGTATTAAAGAAAGAGCTACAATTATATCAGAGTCTAATGAAACAGAAATTTGATAGTGAACCAAAAGCATCACAATTCATAGACGCTGTGTTAAATGAAAGACGTAAGCTTACTAACAAAACATTAGCTAATCAAAAATATAATCTGATTAAAGAAATTAAAAAGCATTATGATCTAGAAAAATTCGTTGCATCACCAGTCGCGAAGTACAAACAATATGCATCCGCATATAGATTATTTGAATCATTATCTGATAGAGAGATTAACGATCCAAAAACAATTATGCAATGTAGAATAACATTAGCTGAGAGTATAATTACTCATCGTGCTAAAGAAAATAAGGCTAAGCAGTCGATTGTTGAAAAGTTCTCAAGTCATGATGAGGATACAAGATTATTGGCATATAGAATATTGGTAGATAAATTCAATAATAAATACAAAGGACTAACATCAGAACAGAAGACTCTTCTAGAGCAATATATCAATAATGTATCTAATAAAAAAACTCTCGCAGAATTCATAAACAAGAGAGCGAATAGTTTGTATAAAGCATTAAGCTCTGAAAAGAAAAGAGTAAAAGATAAAATAGTTACAATCAAATTAAATGAAGTAATTAAACATCTAAAACCATTAACTACAATAAAATCCATCAAGGATAAGCATATTCTTAACATGATGAGATATTATGATTTGAAAACGGAGCTAAAGAATGTCTCTACAAGACGAACTAGACAAGTTGTTTGAGGATTATCTTAAAGAAGATGAACTAGATGAAACAAGCACATCCGGAGCGACTCCAGGATACCAAACTCCATTTGCATTTGGTGATGATAGTGAAGGATCCAAAAAGAAACGAAAAAACTATTCTACCTCAAGCACTGGATATAAAGTAGTAGGAGAAAATAAAATGAAGCACTCAGATATTATCAAACATACTTTAGGATTAAGTGAAGTAACGTATAAAACGTATAAGCAAGATGAGTCAATGTCTCAGAAGAAAAAGGTAAATCTTGCTATTAAAGAAATGAGTAGAAAGTTATACGAAATAGAACGAGCAGTTTCCCAAAATATAAAGTTAAAGACGGAAGTAGGTGTAGAAGGAAGATCTTATTGGAAAGCTACAAAGCAAAGATTGGGAAAGATTTCTGAACGTCTAGTTAAGATAGCAGGAAGTATTAGAGAGTTGGGATCGTAATGAAACAGCTCGATGAAAAATTATCTTCAGCAGCTAAGGTAGCTATTGGTGCATTGATATATCAGCAAGTCAAAAAGATGAAGCAGAATATCAATTTGGCAAATAAAAAGGCAGATCTTGCTAATAGTGAGATTGAAAAGAAGGAAAAAGAAATAAACGACCTTCAAAAGCGATTACAGACGGTAGCATCAGCGGGAGAAGACTTAGGGAAAGCTATTATCAACAGGCCTAGCGGTGGATTTGAAAAATCTCAATTAGATCAGATACGAAAGATGATTAGAAAAGAGGTTGGAAGGATTCTTTTTGATATTTATAAACTAAGAAACGCGTGGGCAAATAGATCCTAAGGAGACAACAAATGGCAAAAGAACTTTTAATAGATTATACAACATTCCAAATAACACCTCAGATGATTAAAGAATCTGAAGAAGCTAACGGAGGACGTGTTATTGTACAAGGAGTGTTGCAAAGATCTGGAGCAAAAAATCAAAACGGAAGAGTTTATCCAAAAGATATTTTAGCTCGTGAAGTGGAAAATTATAAAAAGGTTCAAATAGCTGAGAGAAGAGCTCTTGGAGAATTAGATCATCCAGAATCATCTGTAGTAAATTTACAAAATGTTTCACACAACGTACAAGATGTATGGTGGAAAGGAGATGATGTAGTAGGAAAAGTAGAGATTCTAGGAACACCGTCAGGAAATATACTAAAAGAATTACTAAAAGCAGGTATTAAATTAGGAATATCTAGTAGAGGGTTAGGATCAGTTAAATCAATAGGTGAAAACACGGTAGCGGTAGAAGATGATTTTGAATTGATATGTTGGGACTTTGTTTCAAATCCTTCAACGCATGGAGCTTTTATGGCACCAGTAAATGAAGGTGTAAATAACCAAGCAAGTGAATGGGACGTATGTGATAAGTATTGCAAAACGAATTCAATCATTCGTGATATATTAGGAGATCTATAATGAGTAAATATGTAAATAAAAACGGTAAATTCAATCATGGAAAGTGGTTAAGAGAAAAATCAATACAAGGATCGTTAAATGAAAACGCTGGTAGTGATTTTCAAAAGCAGTTTGAATTCAAAGCTGATGAGTTTATGGAAACTTACCTTACTCACTTCGAAATGATGGTAGATGAAGATAAAATGCCGAGAAGTGAATTTAATAAATTAGACAAAATGTGGACGTCTTGTAAAAAAACAATGGAAAAAATGACCGATCAACTTAAAAAGACATCAACAAAGTACCTTTAGGAGAAATATAATGAAATTAAAAAAAATATACGAATCGTTTGAAAGCGATAGACCAAAAGTAACGAAGGAAGATAGAAAGGCTTTCTTAGAAAACATTAGCAATTTCTCCTCGTTCGGAAAAAATATCTATAGAGAAGCTTCTCTAAAAGAAACAGTACAATCTATCAAAGAATTAACGGAAACAGCAGGACATATAGCTTTATCAGAAGGTGATGATTGGTTCGACAATATGTCAGTAAAAAGAGATATGACTGAAGTATCTCGAGCGACTAAATTATTTGAAAAAGCAGCAAAAGAAATGAGCGTTCTACAACAACGTACTGAATCTTTATATGAAGAGATAGGTATGAGATTATCTAAATATTTCGATATGAATGAAGCTACAGATCACATAGATGATACAGAAGCTGCAACTAAATTCGATGCAATGAAAGATAAAGATGTAGATAATGATGGTGAAGTAGACGATCAAGACTCTTATTTACATCATAAATTAGGTGTAGTAGCAAAAAAATCGGATAAGTAAATTAAATGGCACGTGTAACTAAATCTACGTTAAAAGGATATTTTCAAAAGGGAAGTATTCCATCTCAAACAGAGTTTGAGAGTTTAATTGATACGACAGCAGCACCAACATCAACATCTGTGGATTATGGTACTGGAGTTCAAGGGACTGGTGATACATACCAACTAGATATAGCAGAACTCAATGGCGAAAAAATCACAACGGTTATTATGGATCTTCAAGGGTTGAGTGGATCAGCTGCGGATAATGGAATTATAGGAATAAGTGGATCAGACTCTAGCTATCTATTAAAGTGGGATACTGCGATTCATGGGAATCTATACAAAGTTGACTTAGGTTGTGGAGAAACCTTAGCTGGATCGGTGAATGATGTAGATCTTGCATTCTCAGCTTCAATTCAAAGTACATTTGCAACTGTGACTCAAAGTAATGCAGTAATACTTACTTCAGATTCAGCACGAGACTCAGGTGAGTTCAAAACTACATCAACTATAACGGGAGTGCCATCTACCGATGATTATATATACATGACGAATGGTACATCAGGAACTGCGGGTATATACACAGCAGGAAAACTTATTATAAAATTCTACGGAATATAGTTGCAAAATCAAAAAATATTTCTTATATTTAGTATAAATAAATTTATTAACAAAAATTGTACGTATGCAAAAAGACAAAGGCAGTAGCCAAGATGGAAGGAGAGATAGTGGTCCTCCTCACAAAAATTTCAAAAAAGGATTTCGTAGACCAAGACGTGGTAAACACGAATACTTCATACCAGGAGCACTTGGTATAAAGGTATTGGATGGTAATATTGAGCTAGCACTCAAAAAACTCAAAAAAGAGATGAAGGAAGCTGGAGTAATATCGGAGTATAGAGAACGTAGGTATTACACTAAAAAATCTCAAGTAAAGAGAGTTAAGATGGAAGAAGCTCAACGTTGGCAAAAGAAGCTTGATAGAGATAGAGCTAGATATGATAGGAATACAGTCTGGGATTTCAGAAAAATCCGATAATTATAGCTAAAATGAAGAAAAAGAGTAGAGAAATCTACTCTTTTTTTATATGTATATATATTTATATGTGAATACACTATCAATGATATAGTGTCTAACGAAATCAACAATAATATTGTTAGATTTCTTAAACAAATTCTATTATAGCTCATCAATAGCTATATTTCCAATTAAACATAATATAGGAGAAAAGTAATGGACAAATTACTAAAAGAAGCAATCGCTGATGCTAAAGCTGTTAGAGAAACTGCTATAGCAAACGCAAAACTAGCTCTTGAAGAAGCGTTTACGCCAAAACTTCAATCTATGTTATCTGCAAAAATCCGTGAAGAAGAAGAAGAGGAAGTTGAAGATGTACCGGTTGAAGAACCAGTAGCTGAACCAGCTTTAGATTCTGAAGAAGAAGGGACTTACGAAGGAGAAGAAATGGAAATGTCTACTGGTGATGAAGAAGGCCACGAAGATGAAGAAATGGAAACTGCTGAAGAAGAAGAAATGGAAGCTCCAGCAATGGACGCAGCTGAAGAAGAAGGTGAAGAAATGGCACCGGAAATGGATGCGGCTGAAGAAGAAGAAGCTCCTGCAGACGATATGGAACTTGAAGCAATCATTAGAGAACTTGAAGATGAAATGGGAACTGAAGAAGAAATGGAAGATGAAGAACCAGTAGCAGAACAATCTGATTCATCAGGTGTTGGTAACGGCGACAATAAAGTTGTTGTAGCTGACGGCGATGATGAAGAAAAAGCAGAGACTGAAACTTCACCTGGAAACACCATGGGATCTGAAGACGAAAACATGGACAAGATTTCTGAGAATGCAGAAGAAGGCGAAGAAGAACCAGTTGATCTAGAAGAAATCATCAAATCATTATCAGAAGACCAGTATACTGCTGGTGTAGATGACGGTGAAGCAGGTGAATCAGTAGAACAACCTGAGTCTCCAGTGGCAGAAGAAACTAAAAAACTGAAAGAAGCGTATGCTACTATCAGATTTATGAAAGATAAACTTTCTGAAGTTAATTTGCTAAACGCTAAACTATTATTTACAAACAAATTGTTTAGAAATAATGGTCTTGACGAAGGTCAAAAACTAAGAGTGATCGAAACTTTTGATAGAGCGGGATCAGTTAGAGAAGTAAAATTAGTTTACTCTACATTAGCTGAATCGCTTAAATACGATGCAAAAGCGACGAAGAAAGTTAAAAAAATTACAGAAGGTTTAGCATCAAAACCTTCAAAATCAACAAAACCTGCTGCTAAAGCAACACCTCTTAACGAAGGTAATGTAATGGCTGATAGGTTTAAGAAACTAGCTGGATTGATAAAATAATATCAACAGCTATAATTTATTAGGAGATAATATATGAACGTTTCAGGACTAATACAAGATGCTGGTAATACATACAACAAGCAACTTGACAAGACTCGTGCATTAGTAGGAAAATGGGATAAGACCGGATTATTAGAAGGTATTGACCATGATTATGACAAGCACGGAATGGCCGTTCTTCTAGAAAACCAAGCTCGTCAATTGATTGATGAAGCTTCAACTGGTGGCAGAGGCACAGGCGCTTCTGGTTACGAGGAATGGTCGGGCGTTGCTCTTCCATTGGTAAGAAGAATTTTTGCCGAAATCGCTGCAAAAGATTTTGTTAGCGTACAACCAATGAACTTACCATCAGGTCTAGTTTTCTGGTTAGATTTCAAATATGGTGGTTCAGTAGCTGGAGGAGCATTAAATGGTGCCTTCACTTTGAACGACACAACACAAACTCAAGCGGGTACTTTACATGGTACTACTGACGCTGCTGGTGATCCAACTGGTGGTTTATATGGTGCAGGCTCGTACGGTTTTTCTATTAACAATATAGCAATTGATGACTTAGGTACAGTAGATGATCAATGTGCAACTGCAGCTGTAACTACAGCTCCACAGTTATTCTCAGGATCTTCTGCTTTAGCTACTGACGCAGTATTTAACTGGGATTCAGATTTCTCTGCATCTTATCAATCTACACAAGGTGCAACAGGAACTGGTGATGATACTATTAAGGTAATTAGAGTATTAGCATCTGATATCACTGATATGGACAAGGAAGGTATAAGAGCATTTGTTCTTAAATCTAACGGTACTGGTGAAATCGCTGCTACTTTCCCTCAATTTACTAAATTAGTTGCTGCTGACGGTTCAGCTGGAACAACTCACGTACAGTTTGTTGTATCTGGTTCTATAACTGGTGGTGAAACTGACTTAGGTATTGAATACCACAAAGCTCCAACTGATGTTAACAGAGGTGACTTTGAGCAAGATCAAGCAGGAACTCATGCAAATGCTGAAACTGACTTAGGTATTCCAGAAATTGATGTACAATTAAGAAGTGAAGCAATCGTTGCTAAGACTAGAAAGCTGAAAGCTGTATGGACTCCTGAGTTCGCACAAGACTTAAACGCTTACCACTCTATCGACGCTGAAGCTGAATTAACTTCTATGTTATCTGAGTACGTTTCTATGGAAATTGACTTAGAAATCTTAGACATGTTATTCAGAAATGCTTTAACTAAAGACTACTGGTCAGCTAAAATTGGTGAAACTTATGATGCTGGAACTTCAACATTCTCAGCAGCTGCTGCAGGACCTGAAGCTTATAATCAAGGTACTTGGTTCCAAACTTTAGGTACTAAGATCCAAAAAGTTTCTAATACTATTCACCAAAAAACTATGCGTGGTGGTGCAAACTTCTTAGTTTGTTCTCCAAAAGTTGCAACTATTCTAGAATCAATTCCAGGATATGCTGCTGATACTGATGGAAACAAATCTGACTTTGCAATGGGTGTTCAAAAAGTTGGTGCTCTTAATTCAAGATACCAAGTTTACAAAAACCCTTACATGTTAGAAAACCAAATCTTAATGGGCTTTAGAGGTGGACAATTCTTGGAAACAGGTGCTGTTTATGCTCCATATGTTCCATTGATTATGACTCCTCTAGTTTACGATCCGAAAAACTTCACTCCAAGAAAAGGTGTGATGACGCGTTATGCGAAAAAGATCGTTAGACCAGAATTCTATGGTGTTGTACAGATTAAAGGTTTAGACGCTATTTAATAGTTAACTATTGATAATTGATTTATTAAGAGACCCGCCTAGTGCGGGTCTTTTTTTTGCTTGTATATACGTATATTTTGATATTTATACTAAAGGATATATTATCCTTGTAATCCTAAACCCAAATAATAGGAGAGTTCACATGGCAAAGTACAAATTCGCAAACGATCGTCCAAAAAACAACAAAAAAGGTTACAGATTCTTACTATCACTTAACGAAGAACAAAAAAAAGCAAAAGGAGAGATTTACCACAACACAATTTCAACAATTATCGGAAAAGCAGGTTCTGGAAAAACATTACTAGCGTGTCAAATTGCACTACATCAATTACTTGAAAAACACATAACAAAAATAATAATAACAAGACCAACAGTGTCTAAAGAAGATATGGGACATCTACCTGGAAACATTAAAGAAAAGATGGATCCATGGGTAGCTCCGATATATTCAAACATGTATCAGTTATTAAGAAAGGAAAGAATTGATAAAATGATTCAAGATGGGCAAATAGAAATAGTGCCGGTATCGTATATGAGAGGTAGAACATTCTTAAACAGTTGTGTTATTGTTGATGAATGTCAGAATCTAGATAACCAACAAACCTTCATGATTGTGCAAAGAATCGGTAAAGGAAGTAGAATGATGTTCTGTGGAGATAGTGATCAGGTGGATTTGAAGCGACAGATGGATAGTGGATTAGCATTCTTGTCAAAAATTACAAATGTAGAAGGATTACATACGATTAAACTGTTAGAAAATCATAGACACCCAATACTAGATAATTTGATTCCAAAATATACTGAAAAGGGTATATCATAGATATTTATATATACACAAACTAGACTCTAAAGGGAAGTATATGGCAACTACAAGAATATGGGATGGAACAGCAACGTTCACTAGTGGATCGAGTACTCCATTCGGTTTATACGATTCAGATAGTGAATTTCAAACGGAAGCAGTATCAACAGCAAAATGGTGTTGCAAAAGAATGGGATATCCTATTGTAGATATTGAATTAAATCAAGACGGATTATTTGCATGTTTCGAAGAAGCAGTATCAGAATATGGAGCGCAGATAAACTTTCTCAATATTAAAGATAATTTACTGCAAATGCGTGGATCATCAACTGGAAATGAATTGTCAGGTAATAATATTACACCATCTTTAGCTAGAGTGATTGAATTATCACAAGGATATGGATCTGAAGCAGGTGTGGGTGGAAACATTGATTATTTTAGTGGATCCATTTCTGTAACAAGTGGTAGTCAAGTATACGATCTTGATGATTCGTCAGTAACAACATACGAATCAGGAACACCTGGAACAGATAGTATTGAAGTAAAAAGAGTATTTCACCAAGAGAGTCCAGCTATATCTAGATTCTTTGACCCATTCATGGGAACAGGACAAGGATCGCAAGCTATGTTAAATCAGTTTGGATTTGGAGGATCTGCAGCAACTAGCTTTTTAATGATGCCAATGAATGCAGATTTGTTAAGAATACAAGCAATTGAATTTAACGACCTCATTAGAAAATCAGCATATACGTTTGAATTGGTAAATAATAAATTGAAAGTATTCCCATCTCCGCAAGAAAACTATACAATGTATTTTCATTACATCAGAACAAGTCAAAGGAAACCAAGTGTATCAGGAGTTGGTAGTATAAGCGATTTTAGTGACATACCATACAACGCATTAACGTATAGTTCAATAAACGATGCGGGAAAACAGTGGATACGAAAATATGCATTAGCTAGTTCAAAAGAATTGCTAGGAACAATTAGAAGTAAATATGGATCCATTCCAATTCCAGGAGCTGAAACCACTTTGGATGGAGATACTCTTAGGTCTGAAGCTGCGACTGAAAAGTCAGAGTTAATTGTTCAACTTAGAGAAGATTTAGAATTAGCATCAAAACGGAATTTAATGGAACGTGAAAAGGAAATATCTGAATTCCAACAAGAACAACTTAACAGAGTTCCATTACATATATACATGGGGTAATTTATGGCTTTATTTGGAGGAGATAGAGATGTAGCACTTGTACGCACTCTTAATAGAGAGCTGCTAAATAATATCGTAGATACTACTATCGATATATTCAAGATATCCCTATATGATACTAATACTAATTTATACGGTGAATCGTTAAGAAAAATATACAAACCAGGAGTTAGAGTAGCCAGTTTAATCACTCACGAAGACCAAGCATGGTCTTCAGATGAATTCGGACCGGATATGACTCAAACCGCGATGTTTGCATTTCTAAAATATGAGTTAGAAACGGTAGCTGATGTAGTATTGGAAGTAGGTGATGTAATAGCTTGGGATGAAAAGTATTGGGAAGTGGATGGTGTAACTGAAAATCAATATTTTATGGGTAAACACGAAAAGACTACAACTGCAAAAGAAGATAGAAACATTGGTGATATGGTAGTAGGAGATCCAGAATACGGAACACCGCTACAGATAGGAGGATATCAAGAAGTATTCGGATCTAGTTTATCTATAATAGTTAATACTCACCAATCGAGACGAAGCAAGTTGAAGATAGAAGAAATACGAAATGGTTTCAATAGAACGACCAAGGGATTGGGGATTAGAGGAATATAATGTCAGATCGAAAGAGAGAAATAAGAGGATCAGCTATGGGAGCTGTAGTGACGGGAACTGACCCTCTAAATAAGTTAACAGGTGCACCTCAATCTAATATTGCAACTAACCGTGGTGATCAAGTAAAACGGGATGATACTGTTAAGAATTATTATCTAGGTCTGTATGATATAGATGAATGTATTCAATATTATTTTGATAATATAATTCAACCGACGGTAGATGATGGCGATGAATACGTAAAAGTACCAATGATATACGGATCACCAGAAAGATGGGTATCTGTACAAGAAAATGGATATCTTAGAGATCAACAAGGAAAACTGCAAATACCTGCGATTGTTTATAGAAGAACAAGTGTTGCAAAGAATAGAAATTTAAGTAACAAATTAGATGCTAATAACCCACACTTTCACTATACATTTCAAAAACAATACAATAATAGAAACAGATATGATAACTTCGCAGTATTAAATGATATAAAACCAAGCACTGAAAATTATAACGTCGTAATACCAGATTTCGTCACATTAACGTATGAATGTATTATATGGACAGAATATGTAGAGCAAATGAATAAAATAGTTGAATCTATAAACTATGCAGAAGATTCATATTGGGGAGATCCAGAAAAATTTAAGTTTAGAGCGTTAGTTGAAGATTTCTCATCGGAAACAGAATTAGCAGCAGATGTAGATAGAACAGTCAGAACAGCATTTACCATTAGTATGGAAGGATACATAATTCCAGATTCTATGAATAAAGCTCTTGCAGATCAAGAAGTAAAAACATTCGGACCAGTACAAACGGTATTTAATACTAGGGCTGTAGTTGAACAAGGTGGTCAGTTAATTGAAATTGAGGAAAGTCCTCCAACCACAATACCGGAAGAAGTTGTATTCGAGAATAATTATGCAGTAGAATTTGATGGAGTAGATGATTGTATAAATCTCGGAAATAATGCACTAATAAAACCTACTGATAATCTGACATATTCTATTTGGGCAAAACTGGCAGATTGGAGCGGACTTGGCCAACATCAGATAGTTGTACCGATAGGATGTGTTTCAACTGGAGGATGGAAGATAGAGCTCAGAGGAAGTTGGGCTCTAGGTGATGCCATCAAAGTTTCCAGTGATATACGAGTAACGGATACTGGTGCGGGATCAGGCGGATATCTACATACTATAGGTACCCTAGCACTTGACAGTCAATTTGATGTAAACGGATACTCCACAGCTTTAGCTGATAGTAATGGATGGCATCACTTTGCTATGAGTTATCAAAAGGCAACAGGAGTGCACGCATTATACATGAATGGAGTACTAATAGGTCAAGGCCAAGCAGCAGCTGGAGCTGATATATCTTATCTTAATGCATCTGCGCAAGTAATGTTAGGAGGTGATTGGGCTTCTTCTACTTCTGTTGAATCGCCATTCGCTGGCCAGTTGGATGAAGTTGCTATATGGAATGACGTACTATCTGCAGATGAAATAGAAGCAATCTATAATAATAAAGTTCCATTTGATCTTACATCTAATAATGGACTCTATGACAGTAGTGCATCATTACGAGGATATTGGAGAATGGGCGATCCTAGCGGAACCTGGTCTTTCCCAACGATCAAAGATGTACATACTGCACATCCATCATTTACGACTTACTTTGATGGAACTATGATTAACATGTCAGCAGATGATATTGTAACAATTTGAGATAATATATGATTTATGTAATATATAATATGGCTGATGTAGCAGCAATTGAATTCGATAAAATACAACAAGAAAGCCAAGATACTTTGAGGCTATCAAACGATAAAACTAAAACCGTTCTTAAATTCAAAGGTGAAATGCCAGATTTTTTATCTGGTCTGCCACAGTACAATCATTCGGATATTTTATCATTGATGAATACCGCAGAATGGACAACAAATCCTGAATAAGATCAGGTGTTTGGTTCAACTGTTATATATGTATATACAATAAAACTATAATAAGGGAGTTATAAAATGGCAACAGAAGAAAAAAAGTTTGATTCAGAAGAATTAGCAAAGATTAAAGATTTACAAACAAAATATCAAACCATCACTGCTAAGATGGGACAATTAGAAGTAGATCGACTATTATTAGAACAAGCAATGCAAAGATTGGACAATTCAAAAGGTGAATTAACAGCAGAATATGAAGCTACTCAATCTGACGAAAAACAATTCGTTTCAGATCTAAATGGTAAATATGGTGCAGGTAATGTTAATATCCAAACGGGTGTATTTACTCCAAACGAAGCTTAAAATAATATGTTTTGATTTACTTCTGCATATTTATATGCGGTCGACGACCTATATAAATTATCGATAATTAGAGGAGTAAAAAACATGGCTGAAAGAATTGTAAGTCCTGGTGTATTCACCCGAGAAAAGGACCTTTCGTTTATACCACAAGGTGTTGCAGAAATAGGTGCAGCAGTAATTG